TGTCTGGTTTGACTGAACTGAGACTGGGTTCACTGGGTGGTCAGATTGGTGAGGCGATCAACGAATTCTCCTCTGACGAGACCATGAGTGGTAACTCCAACACTGCAACCCCAACTGAATTCGCGGTTCGCGGATTCGTTACTAGAGGTAACATGGGTGTTGAGCAGATGGTTCCACCTAAGGGAACAACTGCACAGAGACCTGCAGGTCCACTTCAAGGTGGATTTAGATTCAACACAGATCTGGGATCCTTTGAAGGATACAGTGGAACTGCTTGGGTGCCCATTGGTGGTCTGCAGAACGTAGATGTAAACACTACGTATACTGCTAGTGTCTTCCAGACTCTCTGGTGTAATACTCAGTCTGGTGGATTTACAGTTACTCTACCTCCAACACCTAACAAAGGTGATGTTGTTAGAATCCTTGACGTTGCTAAGACATTTGATAGTAATACACTTACTGTTGGTAGAAATGGCAAACCTATCATGGGAGATGCTGCGGATCTTACGGTTACTACCGAAGGTGCTGCATTCGATCTAATCTTCTACAATGATACGTATGGATGGAGAATATTCAGCGTATAATTATTGATTAATGGGGGGAACTTAATGTTCTCCTCATTTTGTATTATGGTCATTTAATAAATAATAAAACGAGGGATTAGTTAAAACAAATGGCATCCTACGGAAGTTACAAAAAAATTATACAAGGACAGATTCAGGATGGATCTGTTCCTAATAGTGCATTAGCAGCTGGTGCTGGATTAGCATACAATGTGCAGCATGTTTATGGAGCACCTACTGTCTGTACTACTGGTTGTTGCTGTCTTTGGACAGTTCCAACTGGTGTAAAGAGAGTCACATTTGAAATGTGGGGATCTGGTGGTAATGGCCATGGGTTCTGCAGTTGTAGTCGCTGCCATCACTATGCAGGCGCTAGTGGCGGATATTATAATTCTAAGACTATTTCTGTTCAAGGAGGTTGGACTTATACTATTTGTGCTGGTGGTGTTTATGGATGCTGCTCTAGAGAATGTCTAGGATGTCGAGGTTGCTCTTCATATGTAAATGGATGCAACTTAACTAACTTCTGTGCTATTGGTGGTAAAGAGGGTTGTGCAAATACCAGCTGGGATACTCCATGTAATTCCTCTTTCTCATGCTGCCTGGCTCCCGTCTCTAATGGTGGTGATTTTGGAATGGGAAATCATGCTGGTACATTTGGCGGTTCAGCATTCTGTCATTGCAACTACGTATTCTCTTGTACGACTGGTGCTCCATTCCTCGCTTCTGGTGGTACTGGAGTAAATGCTTCAGTAAATTGTTGGGTTCGTTGTGGTTGCTGGACTGTACCTTATGCTACAGGTGGTCAGGGTGGTCAGACCACATATTGTGGATCTGGTAACTGCGGACAAGGTGGTACTGGTGGCAGTGGACTTGTTAAAATTACATATCTCTGATAGGAGTATACAACTAAAATGGCATCTTATAACAGTTACAAAAAGATATCCGCAGAAGGTATTGTCGATGGTGCAGTTGACGCTGTAGACTTTTCAACAGCATTGAATGGGACATTTGGCGTAAAATGGGTTTACGCAAGCCCTAATGCATGTAGTACTGGTTGTTGCTGTCTTTGGACAGTTCCAACTGGTGTAAAAAAACTACAGATTCAAATGTGGGGATCTGGGGGTAATGGTTCAGGTGCATGTTCCTGTAATCGTTGTCACCATAATCTTGGTAGTCAAGGCGGATATTACAATGTCAAGACTATTGATGTCTCTGAAGGTTGGACTTATACCGTTTGTGCTTCTGGTGTTTATGGATGCTGCTCTAGAGAATGTACGGCATGTTATGGATGTAGCTCCTATGTAAATGGATGCAACTTAAGTAACTTCTGTGCTCGTGGTGGACGAGGTGGATATGCAAATACCTCTTGGAATACTCTTTGTACTGGAGTTAATGATTGTTGTGTTGGTCCTACTACTAATGGTGGTGATTTTGGAATAATGACTATGCATCCACATTGGGATGGTGCTGAGTTTGTTTATGATAGAGGATTTTGTCACTGTTATAATAGATCTACCTTCAGTAGTGGTGCTCCACTAATTGGAGCAACTACTCAAGAATCAATTAGAGCATGTTGGATGCGCTGCGGTTGTTGGCAAGCTCCATATGGTGCTGGTGCTCAAAACGCTAAGACTACCTATTGCGGATCTAGTTGCTGCGGACAAGGTGGTACGGGTGGACCTGGACTTGTTAAAATAACTTACTTTTGATACTAAATACAATCATAGAGAGATCCTAAAAAAATGGCACAGTATTCCAATTATAAAAAGGTTAGCGGGGGAGCTTTACCCTCGGGATCAATTCCAGCGACTGCTTTAAATACCACTGGATTGGACACTTGGAATGTCAAGTGGTTCTGGGGATCTCCTAATGAATGCACTCCTGGTTGTTGCTGTCTTTGGACAGTTCCAACTGGAGTAAAAAGAGCTCATATTGAGATGTGGGGTGCTGGAGGAAGTGGAACTGGTGCTTGCTCTTGTAGCCGCTGCCACGTATATCGTGGAGCTCAAGGTGGATATTATAATTCCAAGATGATTGATGTCTCTGAAGGTTGGACTTATACTGTTTGTGCTGGTGGTGTTTATACTTGTCGTAATAGAGAGTGTTGTGGTTGTCAGGGATGTAGCTCCTTTACAAACGGATGCAACTTAAGTAACTTCTGTGCTATTGGTGGTCATGGGGGAATCGCTTGTAATAGTTGGTCCCTAGGTTGTAATTCTTATATGCCATGTTGTCTTGGACCTGCTACTAATGGCGGTGATTTTGGAATGGGCAATCACTTGGGTGCAATGTGGAATCCTAAAGGATTTTTCTGTCATTGCCATGGTAGATATTCTATGCCAACTTCTGCACCATTCATTGGAACCCAAGTGCAGGTACAACAACAATTCTGCTGGGTTCGTTGTGGTTGCTGGACTGTACCTTATGGTCATGGTGGGCAGAATGCTCAGACTAATTATTGTGGATCTAGTTGCTGCGGACAAGGTGGTATGGGCGGTAGCGGACTTGTAAAAATTACTTACGTCTGATATAATTTAAATCCGTGTGAAGGAAGTGATCGAGGGGGATGTTAACCACACCCCCTCGTTTTTATTTTCCATATAAATACTAACGAAGGAGTAAACCCGAACAAATCCTAACTATTATGGCAACACAACAAATCAAAGTCGAGTTTGATCTCGCTCTTCCTAACAACTTTCTGGTAGATCATAGCACTAGTGCTAATAAAACTCGTAAATCAGAATATAATGGACCAGATAAAATATATCTACAAATCGGTGCAAATGGCCAAGAAGTTGCTGGTCCACTGACTGAGGATGATATTATTGATGGTCGTCCAATGCCAGCAGATTGTGTTGATTGGATGGAAATTGACTGTGCAACTGATCCTCTTGTTTGTCAACTCAGAGGACCTGTCTCTAATGAAATTGAGGAAGAATATACTGGAGAAGTTGTACATCCTGGATCACCAGTTGTAACAGGATATCCTCAGTTCTCTTATTCAACTCCAATTATGCCTGGAGATGTCTATGACAAAAATACTATGGTAATTGTTGATGGATCTCCTACCTTCAATAGATATACTGTACCCCAAAAACTTCATGATAAGGATGCCGATTTAACTTGGGAAGATATTAGAAAGCATAGAAATCAGATGCTTGAGCAAACTGATTCTAGAACTGGTACTGATATGCCAGATTCACTTCTCAATGAGTGGAAAGCATATCGAGTTCTTTTGAGAGATCTTCCTGCAACTCTCGAAGCAGCTGGTGTAGAACCAAATATTGCCTACTACATGTTCCCTGATGCACCTGGAACAGAGATTGCTCCTGAGTGATTGGCATGATTGATAATTTTAAAATTTACAAATTTGACTATATTATAGAAAACCAAGCAGAGATCATCGAGACAGCACTTCTCTGTCACGATGCTCTCATCTCCGATGGATTTGGAGACACTACATGGAGTTATTATTTGTATAATATCTTCAGTGTCTCCTCTCCATCTTTACATTATATGAATATCTTTAGAAGAGTTAGGGATATAATTAGAGAGAATGTGCATGAAGATAATATCTGGTTTCAGGCATGGTTAAATGTGCATAGTTATGATAATGTGCTAGATTGGCATAATCATACCGCACCATATCATGGTTACATTGCATTAGAACCACAAGATACTACCACCGAGTTTGAGAACTGGGAGGTTAAGAATGATTGTGGAAATATTTATTTTGGTAATGGTAATGTGAGGCATAGGGTAGTAAATAACTCACAATATACTGGTAGAAGAATCACGATAGGGTTTGATGTGATACCTGAGAGTGCTTTTGAACATGGTCGTCCGACTAAACAATATGGAGCTATGCCACTTTTATAATGTTTAATATAAATTCTGAGTTGTCGGCAAAGGTTGTTAACATAAGTGATAATCAAGTAATTGAAATTGAAAATTTTTATCAAGATCCAGATGAGATACGAGAGTATGCTTTAGTATCTAAGAAATACACTAAAGAAGAACATCCAGATCTTCTTGCATATGCTACGGGACGTAGAGTATGTGAAGATACTCTTGAATTGGGGTTTCGAGTTGGACAAGTATTTGAAGATCTATGCAATCACCCTGGTTGGTTGGTAGAATTTGATAAGGAGAAGCATGACAGATCTATATCAGCAATGAGATTTATGGTTAATGTTGCGAGTAATAAAGAAATATTGGATGCAAGTGTTGATAGTTTTAAAGTAGCACATTTAGATCCTCCATTTCTTAATTGGGCATGTGTCGTTTATTTGAATTATGATGATGAGTGTGAGGGCGGAACAGGATTTTACTCTCAACATACTACTAATACAATAAAACTTGAACATATAACTAAAATGAAGTATAATAAAGCAGTGTTATATCCTACTAATATGCTCCATGGAGCTATCTTGGAACATGATATGTTTAAAGATCATGATCA